AGTCTAATTCAATATCTTCTTCGGATTGTTCCATCTGCTCTTCAATGATGTCAGGACCCCGTCCTGAGCGACCCCCTTCAGGGGTGAGGTCTTCGGTTCGCTCTTCGGGCATAACAACTTCCGCTAAATAATCCGCCATTTATATTGAATTATATAAAAAAAATTAGTGATAATTATTAAAAATTTAGTGGAAAATGTATATTTTACTTGCGTTTCCTTATATGAAATACAATCTGAGTTGTTCCCGTTAATGAATTGATTTCCCTTTCATCCACATCCACAATCTGGACTTGTAATTGATTTAATAATATTTTCGTTGGGTTCATAAGTGATACATAAGTCTTTTCTCCAGGTGCGAAAAATAGATTACCAGTCTCTCTTCCATCATTGCTGAATTGTGGCACGTGATATACGAATTTACTTAATGATTGTTGCCCACCATTAAAGGATTTATGAGTTAATCCAGGGAGACGAATGAATGAGGATTGTGCTCCTTTATCCAATGGAGCAGTTGAAGTGAATTCAATAACTACTGGAGTTGTTGCTGATACGTATCCATCCACTAATCCTTCTACCTGTGTTAATAATCCTCTATCGGGGAAACCTAATTGGAGACCCATATTCGGGAAATTAATACCATTTATGTCAAGTGCTAAATATCCAGGGTCTGATTGAGGGATTCTTCCAATTGAAAGGGTGTGCTTGAAATCCACTCCATTAGAAGCATTGGACCCGCTGAATGGATAAACTGCTGGACTTGGTTCCGCGTGTCTATTAATGAATATATTAGTCTTCTGGTCTATGTGTGTTATTGCCCCTTTCAATGTTATCGTAGGGCGATTAGGTTGGTAATCGTATAATGGTTCATTTTCTCCCTTTTCATTGATTGCTAGACGATTCGTGACTCTATTATTGGAATAGAAATCGTCTCCAGGTGTGAGAGTGTGAGGTGTTCCAGCACTTCCTTCTGTGAATAAAGGATATCTATATGTATGGTCGTAAGAATCTAATTCTTGAATTTCTGTATCCACAGCACTCTTTCCAATGCTAATTATAGGATAAAGGGCGTGTGTATTTTCGGAGATTGGTTTTAGGCATTGATTCGGATCCTTAGATAGTGCTGGACCGCAGATTGGATCATAAACTGCTTTCGCTTTCTGACCGAATGAAACTGATATTCCGTCATATTCACCTGTAAATCGCACTCTGTCATAAGAAGCATAAAATTGTGATTTCGTCATTCTCGCACCAGAATGACTTCCACCACTCTCCCAATAACTTATTTCAAAATGTTCCATAGACTTTCTATTGGTTGTTGCCGCCGAGTTGTATATAAACACACCATTCTCTGAAACCATAACACCATAATCGCAGTGAAATGGTGGTGATTGGTCAGCCTCTAATTTTGTCTTAGCATAAGTGACGAGAGGAGTGCGGTCCTTCCAAGCGAATGGAGAAGTAATCTGGATTTTTTCCCTAACGCTTCCATCTGCTTTTACACCATTTCTTCTCTTGTATTGAAGGATAGGGCGAGTTAATCCAACAATCACATAATTAGCAGAAGCATTCAAGAATTCATAGGTGAAATTACCTTCATTGAGAGCGAGAGGTCTATTCTTGATAATACCAATACACGCGGTATTGGAGGGGAATACGGAGTCTGATCCCGTTCGTTGGACTATACCACTCGCTGGATTAAATGAGAAAGCATTGCTTGGAGTGCTAGAAAGGGGTCTCTTGACATTATAATAAAAAGTATTGGCACAATTCGCCAATTGATTGACTGCTGTATGCCTTCTAGCAGTGAATTTAATATCTAAACCCTTTTCAACTCCAGCCGAATCGGTATTGACCGCAACATCCGCATTATTGAATATTCTAGGATCTCCATACATTGTATTCAATACTTCTTTCATTTTATCTGCGTATTCAGTTAATTCATATGTCTTAGGGGGAAGTTGAATTGGTCTAGGGATATGTATCTGATAATTCCGTCCTTGTCTTGTTGTATCTCCAGGTGAAGTTCCTGTTTCGGAGGCAGATCTCACAAGAGGATCCTCACCCCAATGGTGAGTAAAATAATTCGTAGAATTAATGCTTATGTTTCCAGTTCGTTTCAGTTTTATACTCTCCACTGCTATTTCGCTATCAGGTTCAATCTCAATTGGAGACCTAAAATAGTTAATGAAATGCGCAGGTTTCTCCGCATCAGTCTGTGCTGTATTCTCTGCTAATCGGGAAGTTGCCACTACGAGACTCATATTTATAATTAGGAGATATAAAATAATTTCTCTGTTAAAATTAAAAAATGCCGAAGAAGAAACCAGCAACGAAAATGAAGGGTTGTGAGAATAATGTCTGCGGTGAAACTCAGCATAATGTGCCTAAGAGAGTAAAGGAGAATAAGAAGGTAAAACCAAGTGAAGTTTTCGGCAGTCAGCCTAAGGCGAAAGCAAGAAATGGAAAAGGTAAAACAGGATATTAAATATGTCTAAAATTGACATAATGACTTGCCATACAATTTGCGAACTAAAAAATTTGATTGTTTATATGAAGTAAAATCATAGTAAATAAGACAATTGCTTAATATTGTATAAATTAAGACAAGTAAAAATAAAGTGTATAGAAAAATATATTATAGTATAGAATAATTGAGATCATACGAAAAAATACAATACTCGGCACTTTACTTAATTGACTTAAAAACATAGTCATATAAGTAAATATAGCACAATGCTAAACGATATCATTGAAGAATACGATATTGAAGACAACTTCAACAATCTATTGATTAGATATGTTAATTACCTTGAAAGAGAAAACAAGTGGTCCGAAGCGAATACCAATAATCCGAAACACGCTAAAAGTAATTTCGCTAGTAGATTGAAGCGACTCCATAATAACGGAGATCACGATAAACCAGTCTATAAGAAATTCGTTGCTTACATTGATAAAACTAAACATAGGGCACAGAGGGACGCAGAGCGAATTGCTAAAAATCTAATGGGTGATAAAGAAAAACAACTTGAAGAAAAGTGTAATGAATTACAGACTAAACTAGAACAAGCATTAAAAGAAATAGAACAATTGAAAGAAATGAATATTCAATTGGATAAAGAGAAAATGGATTTAATTAATAAGTATGATAGTGATTATGAATCGGATGACGATATAGAAGGCGATGATATCTAAGAGATTAAACATTCATATGCCTCCCTTACCTTTTTAAATTCTTCTTCATCTCCACCCTTATCGGGATGAGTTTCTCTTGCTTTCTGCCTGAAAGCATTTTTTATGTCCTCTTGTGAAGCAGACCTTTTCAGTCCAAGGATTGAATAGTTTTCGCATTCAGCCTCGCAGTCCTCTTCAAAGAAGAATGATTTCCTTTCTTCTTCAAATGGATTTCCATAGAAATTACTATCCGAATACCAATGATCCTCCTTTTCAAAATTTTCATATGAATAAGGTGTCCCCTTATAATGCTCGGGCAATTCTCCACAAGGTAAATGATCTTGATTTCCGAGAGACCACATCAAGGGATATGGATTGGCACTCATTAATTATATAATGAATATTTTTCTAAAAAACTATCAAATTTTAATTTATTGGATATTTAATAAAATGGTTGTAAGTAATAAGAATAAATTTAATGCTAAGTATGGATTTCCTAAGAATGCCCCGCATAGTAAAGCAGAGATTTCACGACTTACAGGAGTATCTATCGGAATTCTTAATCAGGTGTTTCGTCGTGGAGTCGGTGCTAAGAAGACTTCACCTAACTCAGTTAGAAGAATTTCTGACGGAAAAAAAGGCGGAAGAGGAGCGAAAATGAGTGCGGAGCAATGGGCGATGGCCCGAATATATTCATTCGTTATGAAACAACCTGGGACTTGGGGTAAAGCAGATAAGGATTTAGCAGATAAGGTTAGGAAGAAGTCAGGAACGAAGTCCTGAGCGACCCCCTTCAGGGGTGAGGTCCTAAACAAGTCTATCAATAATTTCGTCAGTCTTTTTCTCTGCTTCCAAGTCTTTAGAAGTTTTCGGCACAAGCCTGGGCGTCGCACTCTCTGATTGATTATCCAATATTTCTTTTTCCTTTTTAAGGATTTTATCCTCTTTCTTTTTCATTTCCTTTAATTTTTTCGCTTGATCTTTTAATGATTTCATTTCGTCTTCATTAGGTGGTCTTCTTTCACATTGAAATAAATAACATAAATTAACCTTACAATGGCATTTAGACTGCCATACGACTAATAATAATGACGCAACTGCTCCCAATACAAGCACAACTGCTCCTGCCAATTGATCCACAGAATAATCCTGTAATTGTCCTTCTTCCGACATTTATTCTATGATAGATTAAATCTCTTTTTATACGATTTTAAATTCTCTCTCATTGAAGTGCTATTACCCCATAGAAGGTAATAGGATAAAAATCCTGCTCTCATATAATCTCCAGTTGATAAATCCTTCTGGTGTCTATCTCTGTATCTCTTGCGTTGATCCTTATCCTTTTTAATTGTATAATCATCCATTCCAGCACTTCCGAAATGTGTTGTTTTCGTTCTTCCATTATCTCTGGTGAATATCGCCATATATTTCTTCCCTGCCTTGCTACTCTTTCTAACAACCATTTTCACCATTCTTTATTAATAAACATATTTTTTAAAATTACATTTAAAATAAAATGTTATATAGAATATAAAATGAGTGTCGCAAGTAATCAGCATTTAGAAATCGTCCCGTCCAATATCACGAGTGATGGAAAACTATCGTATAAGAATGGGCAACCCACTATTCAACTCCAAATCGGCGCACAGGATCGCTATATCGTCCCTGGCTCCATTCGCTTAGTCGGTGAAATCACAATTAAGAAGGATGCCAATAATACTCCAGTTGAAGGGGACAAAGTTCGTATGAATGAGCGTCTCGGTGTTTATTCTGTTATTGATACCCTTTCCATATTCTCTCAGTCCTCGGGTCAGACAATAGAAACAATTAATCACCATAATCGTATGATGTCAAGTTATTTATCGGTGACTCAATCGCAGGCCGATTTCGCCTGTCATGCGTACGAGACATCTCTCCGATTCCCCAACTTCAAGGGTCAGCAGAAGGCAGTTGTTGAGAATTCGCAGGCGGCCGCAACAGGCGATTCACCCAATTCATTCTGTATCCCGCTTGTGTCGGGATTATTTATGGGTCAGGATTCTATTCCTCTCTCCGATCAGTGGGGTGTTGGTGGATTGAATATTGAGATTCAACTTGCTCCCGATCAGCAGGTTCTATTCTCTGGAGATAACACGGACACCAATCTCCTTAATGCTTTCTATGAATTATCCAATGTTCGCCTAATCTGTGAGGTCCAGCGTCCTTCTATGGATCAGATGAAGCAGATTCAATCGCAGACAACTAATACATTCACATACAACTCTATTTCCTCGTATTACAATACTATTAACTCTGCGAATGCTATTCTCAATTTCAACCTTGGTCTGAAGTCTGTGCTTGGAGCATTTATGAATGTTGTTCCTTCGGGACATATTAATTCATTCACCCGAGACGGACTTGCTACCCTTCCATTTACGAATAGCAATGGTTCAGTGGCGAATGTTCAGCAGGCAGTATTCACCCGTGCTGGTGAGCGATTTCCATTAGAATATAATATTGATACTCTACAGAAGACAACTGCTACGAATACAACTGGAGACGCTCAACTTGTTCGCAACTATATGGACGCAGTTATGGGTTTCTCTAAGATTAATCGTTCTTCGGTTGATACTTCGGTATATCGCAACTTTGATTGTGGCACGAATTATTCTGCCTGTAAGGAGATTATTAAGGGAGGTAGTGCCTGGGGGCTTGGTGTGAATTATGACCAGATTTCCAATTCTGGAGTTGATTTCTCTATGGTTCCATTCGGTTGCCAATTACAATTAGGATTAACCAGCGATCACCCTAACGCAATCTTCTTATATGTTCATTCGCGCCAGACCTTAGTTTCGTCGCAGGGAAGCATACAAGTGATGAAGTAAGTGTAGAAAATAACTTATATGAAACCGATATAAAGGTTAATCATATATTATAGATTAATGATAATGGATAAATTAGAATATGTTGGATTTGATTACCTGAAAGGCACTGCGTATGAGAATGATTTCAAGGTATTTCCCGACCATAGTATATATGATATCAATAATGATTGCTGGGTGACGGCAACTCAAGGATTATTTGAGTTTCATTATGTTTATAAGATCACTGATAAGGATAATAAGTTGTATATTGGTGAAACACGATTAGATTTAGAATTAAGGCACCGATTACACAAGTCTGAACCTTGTAAGTGTGCCTATAAAGAATTAGATTCAGAGAGTAGTAATATTGAATTATGGTGTATATGTTATAGGCACGAAGCAACTAAACTGGAGAAATTATTCATAGAGCAACATCCTGAATGTGTGAATTATAATAAGGATCAACAACCTTCTCCATTCGTTAAATCTCAACTCAAGAGAATTAGAGACCATAAATATAGAAATAGTAGCGAAGGAAAGAAGGAAGAAATAAATCTTCAAGTATTTACCTCAAGACTTTTCAACAAGTGATATTTTAAAATTTAACCTTTATTTTTTTGTTTTCATATACTATATAATATGGATTCTTCTATGGCCCCCGCTCAACCTCAAGCATCTCAGATTCCCGATTTGGTTAAAATTGGTGCTGTTTCAACTGACACAGCGATTAATGTCCAGACAGATATTCTTGACCCTGTTATTTTCAGTGAGTCGGAATGCCGATTTGTTTTAGAGAATAAGGGTATTCTTCATAGCAACTCTCGCATTACATTTTCCTCTGCTGGTGATTGTGTCCAGAATGCTTCTGTTGGCACTCACCGCGCATTCTACCCTGCGAATATTGGGTGTCATTCGGTTATTCAGCGGTGCTCCCTTCGTGTCGGAACTAAGACTCTGTGCGAAATTGAGGACTATGGTCATTTCGCCGCATACGAAACCAGTTTCCTTCCTCCTGACGCAATCAAGGAGCGAGAGCAGGTTATGAGTGGGCGATTTATGAGTATTGAACCGAAGTATATTAATCGCTCTATTCCTTATGCTTCAAGTGATGTCGGTGCTTCTAACACTGAATCAATCAAGGAAGCAGAAAGCATTGGTATTGATAATGCTCGGGACGCAACTCTCCAAGACCCTTCGGAAGGTTTCTTCAATCAGTTGAATAATGCTTCTGATCCTCTCCCGACTGGAGTTGTATGGGATTGGCAGAATGAAGTGCGAAAACCTCAATTCTCTGTTTTACTCGCAGACCTATTCCCCTTCCTGAAACTCAATCAGCTCCCTCTGTATATGTTATCGGAGCAGGTTTCTATTCACCTAACATTCCAGGATAAAAAGTCGGACGCTGGTGCCGATACTTCGGTGCGAGTATGCCATAATGAAGGTCAGGGATTAACTAAGGATTTAACTCTCACAAGGCCTGATTGCCAACTGGTTGCTGATTATATTTTCTATCCACAGGATATGATGGAGCAGTATCGCCAGGCGAATGCTACAATGTCATTCAATTATGTTGATTATCAATTTATGAAGCGCAGTGTCGCTCAGACCGAATACCAGAGCGGACTTATCCAGAATGTCGGTGGTGCGGGTCGTATTGTGAATAAGGTTGTTGTTATGGCAACTCTCGCGAACACCAATGCCGATTCTCTTCTCAATCAATATACAGCGAATGGTCCTACGATTGATGCGAATAGCACGGGTAAGGTCACGACCAATCTAAAATACAATGATAATTTCCTTTACCCTGTGGATGTGGATAATGACGCTCGTCATTATCACAATGTATTCCAGTCCGAAGGTCGTGTGCCATATATCTCCCGTGATTTATATCGCGGTGAAGGTCAATTAGCAACGGACGCGACTGATACTCCAGGATCAGAAAACTTTGAGGGGCACGATATGAAAACTGCTATTCAGCAGGGTTTCTTCTACACTGCTTATCGTCTCAATAAGGGTGAGCGTGTCAATTCTCGTGGTATTGAGTTATATGATACTCGCAACCCAATGACGAATACTTCCACTCTCCGAGCATATCTCCAGGTAGTTAAACTCGCAACTCTCCGAGACGGAGTTATGGAAATAGCATTCGCTTAAATTTAAATCAATAACAATATTTTTAATTTATCTCTCATAACTAAATGAGTGGATACACGAAAACAACCATTGTTGAATGTGCTCGGTCCCAATCCGAAGAAGCACAGAATAACAATAATTCCAATCCAGCCCAATGGACGAATAGAGTTGGCACAGGATTAAAATTAAAACCAGGAGATACAATATCAGTCCATTCTTCATTTGTTTCTGAAATCGGGGCACAAGCAGGAGAGATACAGATTAAGGGTGAAGAGTTAGGGAAAGAAGTAGAAGTTGAAGTTATCAATACCGAAAAACTATTATTTGATAAAGATCTTCCTGAGAAATATCAGTTAGAGAATGCTTCATTGATTAAAAAGAAAATACAATTGAGAGATGACACATTGAATATGGTTGTTTCTCCTTATAAATCTGCTAATGGTGAGTATTACACCTTTTTACCGAGAATTTGGGCGGGATTACCCTCGGGAAAGGGAGCATCGGGTTGGGTGAGTTTTGATCAGACTCCACATAGTGGAACACTACTGGCGAAATTAGGTCAGTGCCAACACGCAAGGCCCCCATTGAATATGTGTGCGGCTGATGTTGAATTAAGGAGATTGGCGGGAAGAAGCACTAATAATCCTGAAAATAAAGTTGCTGGATTCAATGACGGAGCGAGATATACAATATTCAAGGCGAAACAGACATTCTTCGGAACTCCCACAGCGGAAGTCACCCTTGAAGGACAGACCCACGCTGGAGAACCTACAATCACTTTCACCCACGGATCAACAACTGAATCATTATTAGTTGGAATGGAATTAAAAACTCAATCTCCAAGTGTTGTATTCCCCGAACCCCCTTTAGCAACTATAATTGTTTCAATTGATAGTTTAACGCAGATTACTATGGATGGAAATGCTTCGGAGAATACCAATTCTCATAATTCATTCACATTTGAAGTATCTGCTTCATCCACAGACCAATATCTCCCACCCAATCAACAGAATTCTTCATTAACTGAATCAGAATGTGAAGCATTAAGAGATCCAGCGATTCTAGGAGATTATATCCAAGTAAAGGATTTATTAGAATTGAAGGTGAAACCAGGTTATAATTCTCCAACCGATGTATCGGTCCAATTAACCCAAGAATTAAATGAAAGGTCAGATATTGAATATTTAAAATATGATTTCACTGAGCACGGACAAGAAGAGAAAAATATGATACTTTCTTTCAAGACCGAATCACCAGCATATAAACTTTATCATTGTGCGACAGCAACTAGTTGGACGGGTGATACTTCGGGGGCATTTTTCAATGTATCGGGTGAAGCCAATGTAAATCAATCATATCAGTATTTATCTTCTTTTCAGCATATAGGGATAAAGAGACCAGAATTTTATATAGCAGGGAAAGAATTAAATGCTTCTACTGGATTCGTGACAACACCACAGGATTTTACAAGGCAACAGGATCAAGTATTTAATACTGGTTTAGCGTGGGGTGACGTCAATTTATTAAAATTAAAGAAATTCTTTGATAGTCAAGCAATCTATCCTGAATTATTTGACGATTACAATCAGAATGATATTCCTGTTAGTGCTGAAAGAACCCGATTCATTCATATGAATTTATTTGACCAAGGCCCGAATGACCCCACAGCAGTAAATTATCCAAGTAATTTCGCTACTTTAAAAGCGGAAGCATCTGCTCCCCTTGGATATGATTATTATTTCTCTAGCGTTGATGCGTCTCAGGGGTCATTTCCATTATTTATTGATTACAATCCTGAAACCCTAAATTTTAGTGCGAACGATGTTGGATATACAGATTATGGTGGTCAATATGGAACCACAATTGGAAAACCAATGATCTCAGATTATAATGATTTAGCATTCGGCTTCGCACGAAAAATAAGGAGATCTTCTCCCGTGCCTGGTGGTAATGATTATTTCACAATTGGATTTCAATTCACTCAGACTGCTAATAAAATTCCAGGACATTTCTTACAACCGAATAGAGCATACTCGGGGGATGAACCACAGATCGGGACTGCTGGTGGAAGGAGATTCGGTTTTGACCACCATTTCTCTGCTTATGGAACAATGGCAATGAATTTATACAATGGAAACACCGATTTATTTGGAAGAAATGGGGGTGAGCAATCACTTGAAGCATTTAATTTATTCCAGAGTCAGAATTTCACCAGTAGAAAACTTGACCCTTATAAAAATGGAATTTATTTGGGTGCTGACGAACCAATCATTAATTATAATCAATCTCAACAGAGATTTCAACTTGAATCATTTCACACCGCAGAAGTGGAGAATCAGGATTATAATGCTGGAGCATCCATTTTGAGTGGAGACCCTGTTTCGCCTAATCCTGACGCCGCCGATAAATGTTATAAAATAAACAAGGTATTTTTCAGGCAGACTTACACACCCGAAATGGCACCTTATCGTCCTAAATTCAATGCTTCTCTGACTGGTCAGGGTGCTCCAACAGAAGTTGCTCGTTTCAATGAAAATGTGAAACCTTTTTCAATTATGGATGCTCAGAGTGGATTATTCATAGAGAATTGGGTTGTGCCCGAAGAGTATTGGGATCGGTCATTAGTTGGGATAATGGGTTTCCGATATAATCAATTTCATAATCCTAATTCAACTTCTTCAAGGCAGGTGAGAATAAAGGCACACGGGGCCAATGCGGATCTCCACAATGTAAATGTAATTACAACCAATGCGGATGTCAATGAAGGAGATTTAATTGATTATTCTAAAATGATTCAAGGGACAGGAGATTTCAAGATTACCAATATAGTGGCGAAAGGCGCCCAAGAGAATCCAGGGAATACTCTTCAACAGGCATATATGGTATTACCAGTAATAACTATTAATCCAGTTGAAAGTATTAAAATAACTGCTGAGAGATTACCTACGAAAACTCTTAGACCTTATTATACAATCCGCAGTGATATTATAGAAGAAAATGGATATTTAGGTGGAACAAGGAGCGGTATTACTCTTCCAATTGTTTCAGTCACCAATAAAGCGAATCCTTATGGTGATTTCTTAAATGGAATGGGTGGAGATATTGTATTTACGAATACAATTAATCGGGTGCTGACGAGAATAAGGTGTAGTATTCACGAGCCCAGTGGGGAATTGGCTCGGTGCGATTTAAATTCAGCAATCCTATTTAAGATAAATCAAGAGATAAATGCTAATTTAAGTTTGGTTGATACATTATTACAGAGTAAAAATAAAGAAGACGTGGTAGAAGCGGAAATAGCGGAAGAAGGACCCGATTATTCTAAGGTTGATTATTCTGACGCATTAATATTTTAATTTTATTGTTTTAAAATTATAGTATATCAATTTATAAATGGACGAGCGATTTGAAGCACTCTGTGAAATTGGAGAACTGGTAATCAGCGGTGGTCGGTCAGACCT